GCGCTACCATCAAAGTACACTCAAATACTCATTTCAACTATCTTTATCATCTTTTTTATATAAAAAACCATTAATTCTCTTTGCTCTACAGCTCCTCTTACATGGTCAAATCTTGTTGTTGTTTTAGGGTCTTGTATTAATTTTATTAACATTTTTGCATATTTTATTAATTCTTCATTATACACTATTTCTTCACCTAATCCACAAGTCAAGCATATACATCCTAAATCTGGGAAATCGTGAGCATGATTAATATATTTATCACCGCAAGAACAACTATGTGGATGAACCTCTTGATTTGTCATGATAACCTCCTAAGATTAAAAAGAGCAAGACATTCCAAAGCCATTGCGAATCGGCATTGCTTTATCAGTTGTAGCCGTAACTAAGTCATATCAGATAGAATGGAGTAACTATCAGAGTGAGCGACCTTGCTCTTTATATTGTCATCGTGCAGTTTTATTAGAGGAAAAACTACACTACATTAAAAACCTAAGAACCAACTTAGCTATGAAGGTTCTTTTTGTTACGCCTAGGCTTGCGATGCTCTGGCATAATCTTTATCCTGCCATGAGGAATTTCTATAACTAGCACATTCCCCTCGTCATAAGCATCAATTACCAAGTCTGGATAATTATCTTTAAACCAATTTCCTGTGTACATTTATTTCTCCTTTAATTAAAATTTTTGCAAGACCATAATGTTTACCTCATATGGATTGGGATGTTTTAAGCTCGTCAGCTATAGTGTTCAACACTTAAACGAGTTATCTTGCTTTTCATATCGTTACCATCTGATAGATTTAAAATCACTATCTAAATGGATTTTAAAATTTTGAGAGGAATAGGCAGTTCACCTCTCTATGAATGTCCATATACAACCATATAAGTCATACCTCTACATGAGTCAACACATTCTTTACAGTACCACTGTCCTTTTGTACCAAATAGGCAATACTACGATGGTTAATCTACGTATTTTTTTTGCGATTAGCCTCTTGCAAGTCTTTAGCAGTCTTAACGTAACTGCTGTGGCGCTATGACAAGTAGCATTACGCCCAGTGGGAGTCTCTCTTACACAGTACAAAGCCCTGTTTCAGATAGTTTGTCAAACTGTTTTGTAGGCTATAAGTTAATACCCAAGTTATTCTAATATCGCTATATATATAGAAGAAATATCTGAATACTTGTATACGCATACTACCAGCAGTTGCGTACGTATATACATATATAAATAATAATAATAAATAAAATATAAATAAAAGAGGTTGTGGGAGCTACTATAATTCACTCCCATCCCCTGACTACTTGACGTATCTCAAATTGATTCTTAATTTACCCCATGCTTTACGAGCAAAACGGTCACCTTCCAAATCAGCTTGAGTCTCATACAGACCTGCCATTGCAGACGATTTCAAAGCTTCTCTTTTCATAGTAGCTTTAGGTAAGTCTTCTGCACGAGTTATAAACTCAGCAAGAAATTCAGTTGGTTGTTTGTCCATCGTTTCTGATATAGCTTCAGCTTTAGCATCTTGTTCTTCAGCTGCCTTGAGCACATCGTATTCACTTTGGCTTATCAAACCTTTAGCCAATCTTTCTTCTAGTGTCATCCGACACCTCCTTTATATTAGTTCAATAATTATTATTATAATATAAAATGAAAAATAACGAAAATTCTATTTTGGGAATCCCCCCGATAGGGGGTACATATAATAAAAAAGGTTACATAACAAAATCCTACAATTTTTCTACTAATATAACTGGGGTTTTACTTGTATAGTATTGACTAATAGTTTAACTTAATGGGTGGTTGGGTCGGGATAAAATAAAAGGTGTAAAATGTCACAACTCATAGAAGGATTATCAAACTTATCCTTAACGGAACAAGAAAAGATTTTAAGAAGATTATCTATGGATTTAGTTCCTTTAGAGATAGATGACGAGATATTTTTTGTACCTAAAGAAGTAGGAGACTTGATTGACGACTTATCTGCTCAAGTATTGTTACTAACAAAATCAACATTAGAATGGCAGAAAAAAGAAAAATTAAAGACGTAGAACATTATGTCTACGAAGATATAGACGAGTTTAGAGAGACTCATCCAAATATAGTAGTACATCCAGATTGGCGAAAAGCTAATGAAGGTGATTGGGTGTATAGTGATGATGATAGAATAGTTCAATTGTTAAAAGTAAAAAACGGAGTAAGTCATCATAATGATACAAAAAACTACAATTATGCAAAAGGATGGGTTCGTACTATCGTAGGTAGTTTTATAAATAAAAAATCTACAAAGATGGATACAGACTTTGATAATCACCCAAATAGGTATACATTCTCTACTAAGATAAAAAATACATCGGAACAAATACACAAAAGAACAAAAGTAACTAATAAAGAAAAACAATTTGCTACAAATGTCGTTGTTGGTATGGGAGCCGTAGAAGCATATAAAAATGCTTACAAAGAAGTAAACGACCAAAAAGCAAGAAAAAAAGCAACTGTACTATTAAAACAGGAAAGGGTAATGGAAGAAATACAAAAATCTGTATTAGATGTCGCAAAAGGATTAGGAATAGACCATGAGTATATTCTTAGTAAATTAAAACATCTTGCTGATTATAGTGAAGATGACAACATAACATTGCAATCTGTCAAAGAATTAGGTAAGATAGTTGGAACGTCAGGTAACAATATCAAACAAAAAGAAGTAGGTCTTTTAGGAGTCTTTGAAGGTTTTTCGCAAGAACAATTAGAAGGTGCTTCTAGGAAAGAAATATCCGAAGGAAGTAATGGGGAACTCAAACACAACAATTAAACAAACAGTTGATGAATTTAGAAAAGACGATGATGGCAATATTATAGGATGCCCTAGTTGTGGAGCTAGAAATATAAGAAAGGATGGATTCCATTATCGCAAAGATGTAAAAAAACAACAATGGCAATGTAATTCTTGTGGAAGAAAAACATTGAATCCTGTTATAATCGAACCATCTCCATTCAAAGTTGCTGATAGAGACCCAGATATGATGCCAATAGAAGACATCATAGACTTTAGAAAAAAAGCATATAGACAAAAAAAGAAATCAAAAGAAAGTAGAAAACTTGTAGACATAACAATAAATATTGACGGTCCTATCGGTATTGCACATTTTGGAGACCCTCATGTAGATGACGATGGTACAGACTTATCTCAAATATTAATGTACATAGACCTTATCAATGACACAGAAGGTATGTTTGCTGGTAACTTAGGAGACATACAAAACAATTGGATAGGTAGACTACAAGCATTGTATGGACAACAATCTACATCTGCAAAAGAATCGTGGAGACTTACTGAATACTTTGTGAATAAATTAAATTGGTTATACCTAGTAGCTGGTAATCATGATGTATGGAGTGGAGATGGAGACCCACTAGAATTTATTATGAGAGACCATAAAGGTTTATATGAAAGATTTGGTGCAAGAATGAACCTTATTTTTCCCAATGGTAAAGAAGTTACTATAAACGCTAGACATACATTTAAAGGTAATTCTATGTGGAACACAGCTCATGGAGTTGCAAAAGCAGCTCAAATGGGATGGAAAGACCATATACTTACTTGCGGACATACTCATGTCTCAGGGTATCAAGTATTGAAAGACCCAGCATCAGGACTTATATCTCATGCATTGCAAGTAGCATCATTTAAAATAATGGATAGTTATGCAGACAAACTAGGATTAGACGATAAAAATATATTTAATTGTCCAGTTACTATTATAGACCCTAGATACGATGACGATGACAATAGATTAGTAACTACAATATTTAATCCAGAAATTGCTTGTGAGTATTTAAAGTTCTTAAGAAAATCATGAATAGAGAAAAATGGACTGATGCATTAGATGATGTTCCAGACAAGATGGAATTAGACGAAGCTATTATATTATTAAAAAAATTAAACAATAGAGTAAAAAAAGAATACATACTTTATGATATGTCATCAAAAACATATTACGATATATTAAGGATTCGTAAAGTAATAGACATAATTGAAGTACCAGAAAAGATGGAGACAACATGAAAAAGAAAAATACAATAACAAAACACGATATGAGACGTTCTATACAAAGCATATATACTCAATTGCAATTTGTTACAGAAAGACTTAGAATAACAGAAACATTATTGAATGATTTTATTGAAATGCAAAAGTTAGATGATAAGTTTAGTAAATACTTAGATGGCAAATATAAACAAGAAAATGAATGAAAATGGCAAAAGGTTAAATCTTTTTCCTAAAAAAAGAAAAAAAAGTAAAGTTTCAAACAATCAGGTTTTTGATATGATGATTGCAGTTAATGATAAAACTAAAGTTGATATAACTAATTCTGGCAATATAGATAAAAGTACAAAATCTATACATAATGCATTAATGGCCGCAGGCATGACACCTGCATTGGGTAATGTTGCTGATTTAGCAGATGCGACTCTTTATGCATTAGAAGGTGAATTTGGTGACGCAGCTTTGTCTGCAGCAGCGGCTATTCCATTTATAGGACAAATGGTATCTGGAAAAAAAATTTTAAAAGCTGCAAAAGAGGCTGGTGAAGAAATGGTTACTTTATATAGAGGTGTTCCAGATTGGTATCAAGGTAAAATGGTAAAAAAAGGAAAATTTGTTTCTCCTCAAAATCAAAAATATTACAATGAAACAATTACTCAACCATCAAAAAAAGGGATTTATGTTGGTGATAAAATAGATGTAGTTAAAGGATATGCAAAAAAACAATATAATTTTAATCCTCAAACTGGTAAAAAATCAAAACCAAATATTCTTGAATTTGAAGTTCCAAAAAGTTGGTTAAATAAAAAAATGTTAAAAGATTTTGAAAAAGGCGAATATTGGATTAAGGGTGGAATCCCTAAAGAATTTTTAAAAAAAGTACATAAGTGAATATTAATTCACAAAATGTATCAAAAGCTGAAGAAGCTCTTCAATTAGCATATAAAGACCTTATATCATTTGGTAAATTATTTCTTCCAGATGACTTTATGCGGTCCGAAACTCCATTCTTTCATTACGAGATTGCAGATGCAATAGATGATAAGAATATAAAACAAACTGCAATTATTGTTCCTAGAGGTCATGGGAAAACAGTTCTTACAAAAGCATCTATTATAAAAGATTTTGTATTTGCAACAAAAGAAAACTTTTTATTTTATGCATGGGTATCCGCTACACAGAAACTTAGTGTAGGTAACATGGATTATATTAAATATCACTTAGAAAACAACGATTCCATAAAATATTACTTTGGACAGATGAAAGGAAGAAAATGGACAGAAGAAGATATAGAGTTAGCAAATGGGTGTAAACTTATTAGTAAGAGCAATGTGGCGGGAATTAGAGGAGGTGCGAAACTACATAAAAGATATGACCTTATCGTACTCGATGACTTCGAGCATGAGGCCAATACTATTACGAAGGAAGCCAGAGATAAAAACGCTAACCTTGTTACTGCTGTTGTGTATCCTGCTATTGAACCTCATACTGGTCGGTTGCGTGTTAATGGTACTCCTGTACATTACGACTCATTCATAAATAACTTATTAAATAAATATGCAAAAGCTGAAAAAGAAAACAAAGAGTTTGCTTGGAAAGTAATTACATACAAAGCATTAATAGATGACAAAACTCCATTATGGGAAGGATGGTTTCCATATTCTAAAATAGAAGAAAAG